AAAAGATGTTAAGTTACTCGGAATTGCGGGTTTAGCCGAAAAGAGAATGGCAAACTTCGCAAAGAGAGTTTCCGCATATCTGGATACCAAGTTCTTCGCTACTGCAAAGACAGCAGGAACAGCCTATGCAGGTTCAAGCACTGAAGTAAAAGACATTATCGATGATATGATTGTCACCGCTAAGACCACTCAGTCTGATTACATTGATGGCATTGACGCTGATGACCTTGTCATCGTATTAGACGCCACATATCGCAAGGCCATGAAGAATTATCTGGATGAACTTCCGAATGGCACTAAGCCTGAAAATGGTTTAATTGGTCGTTATGATTCAATCGATGTTCATGAATCTAACAGACTCGGTGCAGGTGTTCACTGCTTTGTCATGTTGAAGGAATCTGTTGCAGAACCGTGGTATGTCAGTGAATACAGTGCAGAAAAGATTCCTCTGGATGACGCTATCGCATTAGAGAACTTCCTGTATTCTGGTGCAGGTGCTCTGAATCCTGAGGCTATCTATTATCACGCTGAAGTTGTATCAGCCTAAGATGAATCTGGGAGGGCGTTATCATGGCAGTAAATGAATTAGCAAATTATTCAGTGATTCGGGATGAAATCATCGATGACCTTGCAGACAATTTTGTTGAGGGTGATGAAGTGATTCTGGAAAATATCCTGAGTGATGTTATGAATGACGCCCTTTTAATATCTAACAGGAATGAGACCGAAGCCAATATCGAGGTGTTAAAATCTAACATTAAAAAGGCCTGCAAGACGGTGTATCTGCAAAGAGGTGTTGAGGATGTGAAGAGCAATTCCCAGAATGGTTTGAGCAATACTTATGAGATTGCTACCGAGACCATGATGAAAGACATCATCAGGCAGAACAAAAGGCGGTTGATGTAATGCAGATAAGAAGATTGCAAGGGTGTGTGTTGTTTAAGGCAACTAAGACCAGACAGAGCAATGGTGCTGTCGTGAATACCTATGAGATGGTTGATGATTATCGGGTTATCGTTCAACCGCTGACAGATGAGGTGAGTGCTAGCATATATGGAGCGGATGTCAATAAGACATATCGTGTCAGTAGCCCGCATGGTCGCCTTGAGAAGTTTTTGCTCAGCAAGTTGAACAATCAGTCGGATAACATATCGTCTTATTATATCGGAATCGGTGAGATAAAATATGAAATCATCACCGTAAAATCAGATTGGGCGGACATCAAGATAATATGAGTAAGGCAGAAATCGGAAAACTCCAAAAAACGTTCCATTCATTCGGTGAGAGAATTGAGCGTCAGGTTATTCAGAAACAGAGAGAGTGTGCTGAGATTTGTCAGCAGTATGTCAAGGAATCTGCACCAATCAGGACAGGAAGGTATGTGGAGAGCATACAGGTAAGTGATACGACAGTAAATGGTGGAGTCATTGAGACGAAAGTTTATAGTGCTTTGACCGTTGGTGGAGACAATGAGAAGTGGAAAAATGTTCCTCTGGGTTGTCTTTTGGAATGGGGAACAGGTATCAAGGGAATGGCGACCAATCAATACAATCATGGATACAGTTATCGGACAACTCCGTGGGTGTATTATGATGAGTATTTAGAGCAGTGGGTTACGACCTCTGGAATAGTGGCAAGGCCTCATTGGTATCCTGCGAGCCGAAGAATCGTTCCTGTATTTAAGAGGAAGATGAGAGAAGCGGTCAGGCAGTCGATTAAGGAGACTTTTGGATGGACGAGATAAGAAGATTCATACAGACAGGGTTAAGTGGCTTGCAACTGTCCGCTGTGGGTGTGCCCCAACCTGATGAGATGGTTCAGGATGGGGAGACCTATTTCGGCTATGAGTTGCAGGAAAATTACCGTGGTAGTGATATGTATAATTGCTACACCATGGAGGTAGGCATTACAGGTCGTCTGGTTAGGAGAAACAACACGGAGGAAAACACCGTTGAGGTGTTGGATTTGGCTTTGGAAGAGTTAAAAGAGGCGTTGAAAAACATGAACATTCGATATAGTTATCAGGATGTGAGCATGGGAGACAATATCAGGAAGATTCTGGTCACGGGATATTGTATCTATAATGAAATGACCAGAACAATTATGTAAGAGGTGAGAAAATGGAAAGAGAAATCAATTTACACGCAGGTAATACATCTAAATTGGAATACTCCGAAAATGGCACTTCAGGATGGACTCGCATTTATGGTCTGTTATCCATTCCTGATATTGGTGGAGAACCTAATAAGATTGACACCACAAGTCTGGATAATGAGGAGTATGAGACTTTCATGTATGGATTAAAGCCTGCTGTTGAGTTGGCTTATGAGTTCAATATGGAAGACCCATCTGCTGAAGCAAACTTTAAGGTCGCTTCTGATTTAGAGACTGCGGGGACTTCTAAGTTTTGGAGAATCACTTATGCTAATGGTGTTACGGTTGAGTATAAGAGCAAGACCAAGACAGACATCAAGGCTACTTCAAGTGGTGAGTTGTTAAAGTTCGGAATGTATCATGCTCCAGAGGGTGAGCCTACTGTTACGGTTCCGACAACAAGTGCATAAAGGCAATAAGAGGCAGGGAAAAACCCTGCCTCATTTAATGAAAAAGGAAGGATAAAAAATATGAAAAGTTATTCAGTTGAAGTAAATGGCGAGACGTATGAATTACGACTCAATTCTAGCGATATTATGGAATTAGAAAGCAAATGGCATAAGTCCATTTTTGATATGTTGAAGGAGAGTTATTCCATTACAACTATTGTCACGATGTTTCAGTATATGGTAAAAGGAAGACCTGCAACGCTGAACACGGCTAGAGCATTATATGATGGTCTGGTTGAAGAGGGTTATAGTTTTGTGGATATTTCCAAGAAGGTCGTCATGCCTGTTCTGGTTCAGAGTGGCCTGATTAAAGAAGAAGACATTGAGGGTGCTGACGAAAAAAACGTGGAAGAAGTGCAGTAGTAAATACTACGGGCACGGAAATTGTTGAGAGCCTTTATGATGAATTGCTTCAGTTCGATTTAACATACCCTGAGATGTATGAAATGACGGTCGGGGAGTTGATGAAGGTTCTGGAGATGAGGCGTAAAGGGTTGGCTTACAGAATGTGGAGACAGGCAATAATAAGTTCATGGGCGATTATGGGGAAGGATTATCCTGATAAGCCTGAGGAAGCGTTGCCTGAATTATTCCCTGCTCCGAAGAAGTATGAAATGCCTGATTTCCTGAAGGAAAAGTGGCTAGAGCGAGGTGGAAGACATGGATGAGAATACAATCGAAATACCTATAAGAGCACAAACCGATGGGTTGAAAAGTGATTTTAATAAGGTAATAAAAGAGACACAAAAATGTATGGATGAGGTGGCCAGAATAGTCGATAAAGGCCCATTGGCAAACAATAATGATGTTGTTTTTAAGTTCGACGCTGATAGATGGGCTAAGCAGATTGCGAAGATGAAGAAGGCATTGGCGGAATCCAACCCGTTGTCTGATGAGATTGAGTTTGAAGGGCTTACCTTCAACAAAGAAGAGTTCATGTATGAAATCAATGAGACAATAAAGAATCTGGAAGATACCATCGCAAAAGGAAAAGAAGCCATGGGTGACTATTGGAATTGGTCTCCTGATAGTGAGTTGGAAGGTGTCGATATATTTGGAAAAGTCGGAGAAGATGGGCAAGAGAAATTGTCACTATTGGATAGAATCAAGTCCGTGCTTTTTGAAGTCGTGGAAGAGACGAATGAAGCGGATGAAGTGACAAACAGAGTAAGTGCTAGTCTCAGAAAAGCAAATGGTGAAGTTGAGGCAGTCGGGGAATCAAGCAAGAAGGCGAGCGAAGGTTTTGATAATATCACGAAGAAGGTTTTCGGTATTGGTTTACGCTTGCTTGGTGTCGTGTCAACTGCTCAGTTCTTCATGAGAATTGTCAGGTCGGCAATATCAGATAACAAGGAGATTGAGAACACAATTGTAGCAATCACGAAGACGCTTGCAGAAATGCTCATGCCTGTTATTGATTGGGTGGCAAGAGCGGTTAAAGGATTGTTAGTGATACTCAATTCATTCCTCTATGGTCTGACGGGTGTCAATTATCTGGCCAATGCGATGGCAAGGGCTGAGAAGAGTGCAAAGGGCACGGCTAAGGCCGTTAAGTCATTGAAGCAGTTGGCGGGATTCGATGAACTTAACAATATGAACACCCAGACAGGTGGTGGAGGAGTCGGTGCAGGTGATTGGACTAGCGGGCTCAATCCAAATGAATTGAATCAGTGGTGGGTCGATTTTGGCAAGAAGGTCAGAGAAATCATTGATGAAATTGTGAGGGTTTGGAACGAGACTATCTGGCCTGCTATCAAGCCTGTATTTGACGCTATCTGGAAGTGGGTCAATGAAAGCCTGTGGCCATGGTTACAGAAGTTCTTCCCGTGGTTCGGGGAAAATTGGAATTGGTTTGTCCCTTTGATTGTTACGGGCATTGGCTTGATAAAGTTGGCTATTGCTGTGCTGACGGGAGATGTCGCAGGAGCGGTAGCAGGAGCAGGGCTCGCAATTACGGGTCTGGCTAGTTCGATAGCATTCAACACGGATGAAACGACTCAGGCGGTTCAGGATGGGCTCGGTGATATGAGCGATACCGCTGAGCATTCGTTTGACAGGATTGAAACGTCGGGTGTCAGTGCGTTCGGTGGAATGTTTGCGTCGTTTGACGCTAACAATCTGCAAACGATGAACGGGTTCACTCTGTTGGGCGACGCTGTCAAGAAAAAGTGGGAAGACATCAAAAATAAGGTCGTTGGATGGTTTGGAGACATGAAAACGAAGGCGTTGGATAAATGGGGCGAAATCAAGACGGGCATAACAAATAAGGTCGAGGAAATCAAAAACAGTGTAAAAGACAAAATCAATGGAATCATTGGCTTTTTCGAGGGCATGGCGAATGGGGCTGTTAGAGGTGTCAACAGGATT